CTATTTTATTACGCAAACTGTGTTTGAGAAGCTAACGCTGTGAACGCTGCATCTCCAGTTTTAATAATAGTGTATGAATAAACATCTAATGAACTAGCGTTACCACTAGTTGGCGCAGAACCGCCTTGCCATTCTGGAGTAACAGAAGAACCATCAATAGTCACGGCGTTATTGTAATAAGGAGTTGATCCTTGTTTAACAATGTGAGCTATAGTGATTGATTCACCTGCATCCATGATAGAATTTAAAGTGTTTGATCCATCACCTCTTATATTTAATGTGTAGTTAGCTGCTGCATTAGAAGTGTAGTTTAACACTGCTTGAGTAAGAACATCATAGTTAATTGTTCCTGTAGCTGCAATAGCTGCTGTTGTAACTTTTTCTGCAACACTTTGAATTTTACCTTGGCCATTGAAAGTCGCTCTACCGATTCCTTTTGGTGTAAGGTTTAAGTCAATGTTAGTATCACCGCCTGTCACTGCAATTGCAGGGGCGTTACCAGTTGCTGCGTTTGTTAATTGAAATTCGTTAACTGCAGATCCAGTAGTTACAAATTTAAGTTGTTCATTACCGTTTTCGTCAATGATACCTGTAGCAGTATCGATAGTAATGTTTTTACCATTTGCATCTAGGTCTGCTGAAAGTTGTGGTGAGAAGTCAGATGATAACTCTGTAAATGCTGTATCAACAACATTTGTTCCGTCTGAATAAACCATCTTAGTACCTTTGTCAGCTGCTGCCCAAGTTACTCCAGACCCTGAAGTAGTTTTGAACGTTACTGCGTGAGCACCAGTAGTTGCATTATCAACTATAAAAGTTTTTTCGATTGAATTAGGGATAGTTACGTTAACTGCTCCTCCGATTGTTCCAACTAATTTTAGAACTGCGTTTTTACCATTTGATAAAGCACCGTTAGAAAAAGTTAAAGTTGCTCCAGAAGTAATTGCAACTGATTGAAATCCACCAATCGCTTGTTCTAGAATTAATAAGTTTGTGTTAGTTATCTGTCCCCAAGTTCCTGAATTTTCTCCAGTTGCTTGGACTGTAAGTTTAAGGTTTGCCGATGTAGAGTTCGCCATTTTTTATCTCCAATTCTTAGTAATATTATAAATTAATTTAATCAGTGTCAAACACTAATTTAAGCAGCATTTGTAGGAACTTCCTGCCATCCTGGCGGTGTCGTTGGCGCTGAACCTGTATCGACTGCATTCCAAATCAGTACATTTGTACCTGTACCTTGATTAATTGTCAAGTTATTTCCAGTAGGAATTACATTACCTTCTCCAAGAACTGTAACATTACCAACTCTAACTTGTTGTACTCCTAGACCTGTAATTGTAGGATTTGTAACAGCATCTAAAGTAGCTGTTCCAAGAGCTGCTGTGATAGAGAAAATATCGTCAGTATCTGGTCTATATAAACCGTCACCCCAAGTAGATTCACCCCAAGTTCCATCACTCCAGCCCATAGCTGCTAATGGAGCAATATTTGCATCCCCTGAAATATCAAATGTATTACCAGCCGCTAAAGCAATCGCCATAGCTTGACCTGTAGCTTCTGCATCTGGTGCAGCGTCTGTGCCAGAGAAGTTTTCTAACATACTCATTACAAGAGTATTTGTTTGTCCATTACCCCATGCACTAAAGCCCCAAGTTGATCTGTATCCCCAATAACCTGGGTTAAATGCATTTACCTCTGCAATAGTTTTAAATTCAGAAGCCTCATCACCTAACGTAGCTGTTAAAACTATACCTGAAACAGTGACAGTTGGTGAATCAAAAGTTTGTTGCATCGTTAATGCAAAACCAGTTAAGATAGGACCAACTTTTATATTTACACTTTCTTCACCTAAAGTTGCTGTCATAGCTCTACCAACAACATCTACATTTGAATTTCCATCAAATGCTAATCCGGCACTGCCTTCGAATGCAGTCATGGTTTGACCTGAAACTGAAACTATTTGAATAGATGCTCCCCATCCTTCAACACCCCAGCCATCAGAACTCCAACCTGTATTAACTTCGTTATCTATTGTTACACTTGATTGTGCCATTGTCATAGCTTGACCAGTAGCTCCAACTTGTCCTCTTACACCCCAAGCATTAATATTCCATCCTAGTCGTCCCCAACCAGCGTTTATTTCTCCATCAATTAAAACTTGTGTGCTAAGGGCCATTGTGGCTGCAACACCACTAGGTAAAGTTGTTCCATAACCATTCCAAATATCAGATCCCCAAGTTAATCTTCCCCAACCTGTGCTTGATGTTTGAGATACATTTCCAAGAGCAATTCCTAAACCAAATCCAGTTACTATTTGATTTCCTGTACCAACTGATCCCCATTCACCTTCACTCCAAGATTCACCGCCCCATCCTGCACTAGGAAAAGCGTTTTCTACAACACCTAAACCTAAAGATAATAATTGTCCGCTAGGTGAAATATTGCTTGTTAGTGATTGCCATGAGTTATCACCCCATGCATTTGCATTCCAAGAATTGTTGACCATATCCATGTCACCACCCATGCCAATACCATGGACGTAACATAAATAATAAAAATCTGTATATGAGCTTGCAGTAATTTCTACATAACGAGTTGTTGCCGCATTAAACGTCGTAGTATTAGTATAATTAGCTTGATTGCTTGATCCGTCTAAATAGTAAGCTACACCCGAACTAATAATACCAGCTGTTGAAGTGTTTGTAGAAAATACTAAGGGATGATTATCATTAGAACTAGCGCTTTGATCCAGGCGCAAAGTTGCACCTGGTACCCATTTAAAACTTAGATACCTAACTCCGTCTAAATAAAATACATTACCCGTACCACCGCTATACAAGTCTCCACTTGCTACGGTGACAGTGTAAGTTTTATCCGCCATAGGAGGTTACCTCCTACGATTAACCAGAGATCCTTAGAATCGCTGCTGTTGATGTTGGCGCTGGAAACTGAATAGTGAACGTTCCTGATGTAGCTGTTTTATCTGCTCCAAAATCTAGAACACATACTGATGCATTAGTTGTATCAGACGATGTGTTATAAATTAAAGCACCTCTAGCTGTTAACGTCACTCCAGTAAACGATCTGTCTGCGAAGTCTACTCTAGCAACACCTGCAGTGATAGAAGTTCCATTGTTAACAAGTAATCCACCACCTGAAGTGTATTGACCACTGTTTCCAACTTGACCTGTTGCTGTAAAGGCAGTTGTTGTAGATGTTAGAGTTGCTGTTGAAGAGTAAAGAGCTAACTTGAACTTGTCACCACCAGTTTGTTTGAAATTCATGTCAGCTTCTAAAAGCTGTTTCTTAAATGAATTACAAATTGCTTGTGTTATTGCCATAGTTTTTTCTCCTTAACTTTTATTTTCCGACTCGAGGAACACCTGATTGATATTCATCTCGTCTTCTTCTTCCCATTTGCTCAATTGCAAATCCTTCAACCACTTGTTTATACTTTTGTTCATATAATTGCAAGAGGTCTTGTGGGCCCTTTAGAAAGCTATAAGCTTCGACTAGGCATGCATACAAAAGTCCGTTGGGAAAATTTAAACTTATGTATGTAGTAGGATTTGTACTAGATAATCCGGAATCTTTCAAGATATAATTTAACTGAATTGTGTAATTAGCATTTGGTGTAGGAGCAAAGACCAAGTGATTTTTGTCCCACCAGCTGTAGTATTTAGGCACTCCTGTGGTACCCACTGGATTAAATTCTGACATAAAACTTGTGTCTCTCCATTGTAGAAAATCTCTATTATTAGCTTGACCTACTCCATCAGAATCAACTATTTGAGCTGATCTAATTACCAAAGTATTATCAGGGGTTTGAATAAATCTAGTTCCACTAGCTAATGCAGCTGTCGCATATCTTCTATTATTATCTGAATCTACATCTCTTAATATTTTAAATTCTGCATCGTCTATAAATCCGTTAACAATAGTGTCAGTTAAAACTGTACTTGACACTTCTGTATAATCTCTAATCTTTTGAACTAATTCAGTGTATGTCATGATATATTAATTGTTACACTCCCTAATCTTGCTACTGCTTGTCTTCTACCATTAACCACTCCGGGATCATCAGGAACCATGCTACCATTACTAACAGTTTGAAAGGAAAAGTCACCAGGTAAAGTTAAGCTAGCTACCATATTACCACCACCAATTTGATTTGAAGGAAAGTTTTGAGGTCTTGCTTGTTCTAATCCTTGTGGGTCAGCTACAAAAGGTTTAGGCTCTAATTGTGGTTGTTTACGTTCGTATTCTGAAGTATGTACAAATGCACCATTCCATTCAGTAACCATCTGTCTCCAAGGAAATGCTTGACCACTCCTATCTGAAATTGCTAGTGCGTATTTTCCTTTTGCAAACTTTGCCATTATATCTCCGGATAATAAGTTTTAGGTGAAATATAAACGCTTGCTGGAGAACCATCTTCTTGCAATGCTCTTTGTATTTCATCTTCGTAAATTAATTTCATTTCTTGTGTTCTTTGAGGAGCTTTTTTCATAGCCATGTAATAAGCTAAACCTGCACACATACAAGGTACAAATCTGTTAACCACATCTGCTTCGTTAGTATAGTCTCCTGCATCTTGAATTCTTTTAACATAATAAAAATAAATAAAATCGCTAGCTTGACTAGAACCCGGTGTTAAATATAAAGTTATTGTAACTTTATCTATAAATCTTTGAACAAAATATTGTGAAGGTTGACCAGTAGAAATTTTATTTGAAAAAGCTTGATACTGTGATCTATTAATTTTTGAAAGAGGAGTATCTACATCGCTTGTATTTCTATAACTAGCTTCTAAAATATCTGACACCATATCAACAAAATTTATAACCGCATCACCAGAACTATGAGATGCAGCTGTTGTGCCATCTGCTCCACGTCCAGAAGCAGGGCAAATAATATTGTTACCAGAAATAGATGTGTAGGATATAACTTCAGAATTAATTCTTATTTTTCCACTGTCATTCATATTCTTGACTGAAGCAACAGGAATTGTAGTAGCTGTAGCTAGAATACCAGATGTTAAAGTTGTATCTATTCCATCTGCGTTTCCATCAGAAGGAGATCTAAAAATTGTATATTCGTTTTGATTAGCGTTTAATGATATAGCTGTTCTATCTACTTCCCAAAAATGCAAACCTCTATTATCCCATTCTTGAAACATTATATTTAAAGAACGTCTCGCTGATTTTAAGTCATTACCAGAGTAATCAAAGAAGCCTAATCTTTCAAAGGCCTCAGTTATAATATCATCGATCGAGAGAAATTTCTCGAATGTAGTTGTGCCTGAGAAAGCCACTTAAACCTCCTACGCGTTGTTTCCGCCGCTATGGAAAACAGTTATAGCTGTAATCTGTTCCGTAGTAAATGCAGAGTAAACATCTGTTTTAAATAAAATTGGTACAGGGAAATTAATTGTCATGTCATGAACATGAGCAGCCTTGTTTAATTTTACTTTTGATGTTCCACCTGATCCACCATCTTTAAGCTCTAAAACTCCAGCCACGTTAGGACCAGATACATGAACTCCATATACTCTAGTTCTTCCAGACTGAACAGTTTTAGTTTCAGTCGTTACGTTAGTCGCTGCTCCATCAATTGATGATCCAAATGTTGTCATTTATATTTTCTCCTTAAAATTTTATGCGGGCCCGAAGGCCCACATCTAATTATTTATTAGTTACTAAAAGGTGTAACGATTGTGCCTGCACCAATTAATAAACCTTCAACCATATAAGTTCCAGCTGCAGTTGCAGTAAACTTAATTCTAGATCCGATTAAACCACCTTTAGTAGCAGTTCCCGCTTCTCCGTTTAAGTTTACAACGTCGTTTGTTGCTCCAGGTACGAAAGCTTTTTTCGCGCCATCATCAACACCGATCATTACTGAACCTACAAACTTATCGTTTCCATCAGTTGAAATAGTTCCAGTGAATTCATCAATGAAAAGAATTTCAAAAGTTGTACCGACTGTGCTTGGGTTGTTTGGATCTCTTCCTGGTCCCGCAGATGCTGAATCAGTTCCACCAACGATTGTTGGTAAAGTAATCGCAGTAGGTGTTCCAGTTGGGTCCATAGTAAGAATTCTGCCTGCGTGGTCTTTAACTGTTAAATCAGTAGCTAAAGTCAACGCAACAGTTGATCCTGGTCCTATTGATTGGAATCCAGCACGTGATCGTACCGGTCCATCAAATGTAGTATTTGCCATAGTATTATCCTCCTAATTACGTTCATGCAGTCTTTAGGCCGTCGACTATACTCGTCTACACGAACTTATTTGTATAGTGATTAATTTATATACTAGATTTTAGTAGAGTGCAAGAGAGCCTGTAGTGTGGAGTGGATTTTTTCCAACGATGTAGCTTTTTATTAAGTAGCTACTGAAACTTGTGGAGCTGCACCTTCGACAGTGTTTTGTCTGTGGGCAATAGCTGCTTCTTCCAGCTTGATCTCAGTAATGACTTGTCTAACTTTGTCATCAATTCTGACCATTTCAAGAGTATATCTACCATTAGATAGATGCTCCTGTTCCCACTTCAACTCCAAGGACCTTTTTTGTTTGTATAGGTCTTGTATCATAGATAACTTCCTCATAAGTTATTCTGTTTAACGGGCCGAACATTCCCGTCTTTTCCCAAACTATACTTTTTTCTCCCAGTTTGTCAAGTATAGCTGTTTCTAGCGAGGCTGGGTTATCTTCTGACATAACAGTAAATTTACCATGATGGTCATAAGCCCATATATTTACTAGAAATTGTTTCATTTTTTCTTTCTATTGTTGAAATGAGGCGGAACTATGTCCCGCCTCAAATTTTATACGATTACGCTCCAGATACTCCGAAGATACCTCTGTAGTCAGAGACACCAAATCTGTATCTCTCTCTAGCTTTGTATCTTACGTTACCAGTATCGAAATCACCTTCCATTGCTGTTCTGATAGGCG